CTTGTATTTATCTTGGTAATCGACAAATGGAGCAAGTTTTTGCAACTTATTTTTCTCCTCTTGCCATACAATACAGTTCTTTAAATTCTTTGTCCAGTACCCAAAGAACCGTTGTATCTTGTTGATAATGATAACCGTCTCTGCACTTATCTCTTTGGAGAGATATAGCTTGAACAAAGCTGGATGCTGGCTATCTATTACCTTCAAACTCTCAATCAGGTTGTCAATCTTATCCAGATCACTTTTAAAGACATAAGACATCGATTGCTTTCTCATCAACCAGTCTCTGTAAGCCTTCTCAGCAACTTGCTCGTTGACAAGATCACCTACCCACCTATCCCCATTGACAAAGTTAGCAACAAGGAATCCAATGATATCCTTATGCTTAGCTAGCTTAGTGAAGAAGTATTTATCTGACCGTTTTTCAAAAGTAGCATACGATGTTCTTACCTTACCGTTATACTTAAAATAGTCGTATGTCTGTGATTGAAAGTGTCTTTTGAGAGCGCAGTAAACTTTATACGCTTCGTAGTCTGTCATAGAGGTAATTGTGTAGTCTTTGGAAGATAGTTTAGCTTCTCAGCCTCTAGCTGGATAGAAGCTTTCAGCTTAGAATTGTTTCTGATTAATGATGCAGCAGTTTCCACATCAAGTCCCTTTTGTTCACAAAAGTAGATAACAGCATCAATGTACTCCATGTTCTTTGTGAGTACCAGTTTTTCTATCTCTTTTGTGAATTCTACAATGCTAACAAAACTAAGGTCATTGATCATATTAGACGAAGAAGATTAAACCAAGCAAGATGGCCTGTATTGCAAACCCTAATCCAATTGTTACTACCATCAGCATATCTTTGATTATAGCGGATCTGACGAAGTATAACAACAACCCTGTCCATATCATTAGAGTGACATCTAACGGTGGCATACGGTCGGTTACATGCGCCATCACAGCAAAGAATCCAGGTACTGTTGAAGCAATGATACAGATGACGCTGATCCAAGCAAGTGTGTCTGCTGTCGTCTTGCCAAACCCCTCAAAGAACTGAATCACTGTTTGTTTGAATTGATTAATTTTATCCATTTTTCTGTCCGTAAAAGATATGACGACCGATTTGAGTTATCTTGGGAAGCTTCCAGTTAGGGTTAACATAGTCAGCATGATAAAAGTATGCATTCTTCAGAGATGATAATCTAAAGTTCTCTAGTAAAACCTTCTTTGCTACTTCCATTGATTCTTTGTAAGCACCGTTGTGTCTTACAGTTGGACCATTTTCACAGTACCAAGAGAACTGGCATATTACCTTACCATACACAACATTCTTTTGGTAGACAACACCGCAGATGTCAGATGGATACTTACCTGATTCGGCTCTATTTATTGTTACCTGCGCAACAGCAACCTTGCCTTCAAAAGGTTCTGATGCAGCTTCAAAGTAAATGTTCTTTGCAAGACAGTTTAGTTGCCTTTCTCTCTCGGCCATAGAGATAGGACTGTTGAAGTCCCGGTCTTGCCTGTACTGTTCAATTTTACTTGACGTGAATTTTGTGATTAAGATTAGTGTAATAGAAAGCAGTAAAACTTTCAATACAATATTGACTGCGTGTACCATTGGTTCTCCTTATTTGTAGAAGGCAAAGTGCCCTCTGCACGATCAGATTACTTCTTGGCAGAAGTGTGAGATGTGTGCTTTGTCTCCGAAGGGAGGTTAGAAACGAATCCATTCAAAGTCTGTGCTTTGCTGATGATGTCGGCTTCTGTGGGATATGGCGGATAGACAGGATGCTCTGGAATTGGTTGTCCGTTCAGTTTGGCTGAATCAACCTTTACGTGCCAGTCCTCGCTAAGTCGATTCTTTTCTGTAGAGAAAGAATCTGTCAGCATGTCTTTTGCCATTTTAAGAAGTTCGAGGCGAATCTCGAACGGGGTCATGTTACTCATATATTCTCCTGTGTTGTGTGAGTGTGTGGTTAGTTATTCGCTACGCTGGAAACTAACCAAAACCTTATGTTATTTATCTATTTGCAATATACATCGTGATTTCAAAACCAAATCTCATGTCGCTTGCAGAAGGAGTAGACCATTGTTTCATTTTATTTCCTTAAAATATGCTGTTGCAAAATCGCAACTACAATTATATATTGAATGATCATTGTGTTTCAACTAACGAAAATCATTAAAATATAGTAGGTTATTCTGTTACGAGGAAACCTACCGAAACCCTAGTCAGCGTTTAGGCTGCCAATGCGAACTGTTCGTCGTTTGCGTTTACGTTTTTTTGCTTGATTAACGGTCATCGCCTACCGTGCTGTCCACTCTGTTACTATTTGCCCTGTCGAAACCTAGTCACCCCCACCGAAACGCACTCGCATTTACCGCTATGCTACCTGACTCAAAAGATTTGGATGAGTGCTGACCTCATGTCTAATGCGCTTCGGTGGAAGTGGGCGGAATCGAACCGCCGTCCAGAACACTTTTCTCTTTGCTTCATACAGCAATAACTTTTACTTACATATTTTTGGACAAATCTTCAAGCACTTTTTGAAGATCTAAAATATCATCACCTACAGGATCAGCCCAGCTCTCACTGTTGTCTTCATTAACAGTAACAACAGAATAAGGAGCATTGTGACAATGGTGCAGGTAAAAATCTAAAATGACCTTAGGTAAATCTTTTTTCAATATATCCAAATCTTGATAATCTGTGTGATTACCTGTGACTGGATTAAACAATCTATATTTAATCATGAAACTGCTCCAAAAACTCTTGTAGTGTTGCCGTTAACAAATGTAGCAATAAATCCATTTCTTTGTACAGCTCTACCACCTGCACCGGCGGCACCGGAACCACCGGCATAAGGGGCAGAACCACCGGAAGCTCCCCAGCCTCCTCCGCCAGCTGCAGTTCCACCAAACGAACTGTTACCACCAACATTACTACCAGAACCGCCATTACCACCGCCTGTTCCAGGAAATATACGACCGCCGCCGCCGCCACCGGCACCATTGTTTCTGTCGCCGGTACCGCCGCCGCCGCCAGCGCCGCCGCCAGCGCCGCCGCCACCGGGCCCGGAGCCGTTACCACCAGCACTGCCAATGGCTCCGCCACCACCACCAGATCCTTTTAAAGTAGTATCTGCATATCCATTACCGCCGGCACCTCCGCCAGCGCCCCCACCGCCACCTCTAAAGCCAGTAGTGCCACCACCATCATCAGCATATCCGTAAGCACCACCGCCACCGCCACCACCGATGTAAGCACTGGCATTTGTGTTATCAATGGTTGTATCACCCCCAAGTGATATGGCTGGTCCACCAGCAGCGCCTGCTCCTCTATTGCCCCCGCTGCCACCTTTACCCATAATAAAACCATTATTGATAATAGTCAATCCGTTTGGATAAGGGCCTCCTGTTGTCAAACCTGCAACAGATGTACTATCACTCCATATATAAACTCCGGCACCAATTGTAACTCTTACGCTAGCTGATTGATTCCATCCTTGAGCGATTAGATATGTACGTAAATTCAGTTGTTGTTGAGATGTTGAAATTGTTCTAACAAATTCAGCTTGTTTACCGCGTAAATCATTCATTGAAATTGCCACTGAAGCAGCAACACCAGCCAACGAACGCACATTTGCTTGATCCATTGAAATTGTAGTGTTTGCAGCAATTCCTAATTCTACATTTACATCTGATAGTGACACTTGCCCTACTGGGGTGGTCATCGATACGATCTCCTAGTCAATTAATAAGATCTTTCTAATTAATTTGTATTAATCAGTTTGTATATTTATATATCCAATTCGAATCACACCGTCCCAATCACGACCCTGATCACTACGACCACCTGAACAGTTAAACGGTGAGGTGAATTCATGAATGTGGCCACCGTCAAGGTTATGAAAATCATCACCGTGCTTAATATCTGAAACCAGAATGCAACCAATCAGTCCAGCATCTACACCGTACTCGTTTTCTGCTTCATCATAGTATCCACCATCACCCCATTTGGTATTGAATGATACGAACTTGCGGCCGTCCTTCAATGTAAACAGTCCTTCATTGCATCCGTGGTCATCACGGTCTTTGAAGAAGAGACCACATACCTCATCCCACTCTTCACGCATTACATAACACAAATCACCAACCCAATACTTACCAGCAGGCAACCAATCCGTAATCATAATATATCCTTAAAAAGGGTGGCACTAGGCCACCCGTTCAATCAAGCAACTTCAGCCATTTCGACTGCGGTTTCCAAAGCTTTCACTTTCAAAGCCTTATTAGGACCGTACCAGGCAGAAGCCAAACGACCTTCTTGAGTACGACCAAGGTGATGGTCTGTCAAGTATGTCACAGCATTGAATGCTGACCACCATGTACCCTCAGCATACTTGGCTCCAGGTTGTGTTTCAAGAGCTTGCATCGCCAAAGTGGCAGACTGTGACATCTCTTTCTTAGCCTTGGTATCCTCGTTCTTAGAACGACCATATGCATTAACAGGAAAGATACGGTTGAAGTAATCCTTAACAGACTCTTCCTTGAACTTTTTAGAACCCAAGAACTTAGCCATCTCTTTGTACTTGGCTAATTTGTCTGAAGCAATACCCAATGTCTCCTTGACAGAGTCACCATTGAATGTAGTACGGTGTGATACTTTGACACCGTTGTTTGCTTTCACCGACAACGAAAGTGTCAATGTGTTATTACAAACAACACGAATAGGTGTAAACCGTACATCAATAGATTGACCAAACTTATGTGGAAGAGTGAACAGCAAATAGCTATCGACAGTATCACCACCAAACAGCTCAAACGACTCTTTCACCTTAGCCAGAGCCCATACAATCTGACCATCACGAAGTGAGCCAGCGGTATGCATTTCCATGTCACCAGAGATCACAAAGTCATTGAAGAACTCAAAAGCATCATGATTCTGCAACGGATTCCAGTCTTTAGATACAACATCAAGAATAGAGTTGTCTGAGCTACGAACTAGCGCATCTTTGCCAGTGTAGATTTGCTTGCCATCGATCTTGGCAAATGTTGGAATCTTCTCTACAGTCCAGTCAAGGTCTGCAGCTTCTAACATCTGAGCAGGAGACAAGTCAGCAGGTACTGCCTTACCAAGGCCATGCCAAGGAGTTTCACCAGAATAAGCAATAGTTTCGATCAT